GGGCTTTCCTGTAAGCAGAGTTCATATCTCTGGCGAGGATCTTGGTATAGCCACTCTTGTTTTCCTCAGTGCTGTTGATGGAATGTTTCCAAGCCCAAAAGGTTTTCATGGTCATGGTAATAGTAAGAGTAAAGGACAGAGTTGGACTACACAACGAACCAACTACCAAAGTTCATATCATTGCATAGTCCAAGTCTCCCATTGAGGATTTGCACCTACAAAGATTATTGGTTGAGGTTAGTGTCAGTTACTGCAGAGGCATTATCCATGACTGCAGATGAGCACTACAACAATCTTCACTAGAGATGGGAGTAGTCTGGGACTTACATTTACAAGAGGGATTATGTCAGACGGTTGAGCATTTGCTCTTACTGTTACCTCTTGAAGTTTGCCCAGAGATTTAGTTCTTAGCTACACATCTCTTGATAGTTCCGAATGGAGTATCAAGGTTAACGATGGTGTAGTCAGAACCATATCTACCACAGAATCTGATAGCTGTAGTAGATAGCATGTTGATGATCATAAACACAGGTAGTATGCCTATAAATACACCGATGCCAACTGTTAGGAAGGCACGGGTGATAGGAGATAGGTTATTCATACAGCAGCAAGACCTCTTAAAGATAAATTAATAGAGTCTAGCTCTTTATAACCTTTCTGTTTTAGTTCTTCAACTTTCTTGTTGATTAGTTTCAAAGGTGCATGTAAATAGATGTGTTTACTGTTACCTGAAACAGGATCAACCATAATTAATTCTGCAAAGTCATTGCGAATATTTAGTAAGCAAGCATCTCTTGCTGACTTTTGATAAAGTTTAGAAGACCACATGGTAGTTAGGGTGGTAAAGAACAATGAGGGAATCCCTCAGTCTGCCTCCGAAGAGACAGAGGGAGAGAATCACATCATCCTATCTTTACGACAGGATTTAGATTCATAGAAGTCTTTCATCTGTTCAAGAAATTCTTTTACAGATGTAGCTCCTCCGATTGTGGTGGAGTCCACAGTCTTCCAGTAGACATTACCTTCAGCATCAATCATTTCTTCTTGATACTCAAGGATATGAGCAGATTGTAGAGGAATGTATACAATCCGATCTACAGAAGGGTTGTTTGGATACAACCAAGGTTGAATGGTAGTCATTAGCCTCTGTATCCATAGAACATTTGCCAATAGTCATTTGGCTGCGTCTGTTCTTTGATGTAAGAACCGACTGACTGGTTTGGTTTAGGACCAGCAGTTTCAAGCCTGGTGTATTTGTACTGGGCTTGGGTAGTTAGTAGTCTTGTGTTAAGCATGGAAAAATCTCCATAAAGGACAGTTGTGACCTGACTCTTCAGGACGGGTAGGTCATCTCCCGTCGACTCTCCCGAAGGAGAGTTTCGTCAGTTAGCTGACAGCTAGTTCGGTTTGAACTGTGGCAGGTGCAGGTTTGCGATTCATTCTTTCGATTGAATTTGCATACACTCTTGCGTTAGGTTGCTTGAGTGCTACACACTTACCTTCGTCATCGACGTAGTGTGAACGGATAGATGCAATATCTATAGTTCCGTTGATAACTACACGAGCACCGACTAGATCTTCACCGTTACGGGCAGCTTCTAGTAAACCATTCTTGGTACGAACAGTAATACGTAGTCCATTGTCATTCACGTCGTTGACAGCAACAACGATCTTGAGGAATGGGTTTTCTACCTTGGCATCTTGTTCCACAATTTCTGCGAAAGTGATGTTACCAGTGAATGTTGTGTTAAGCATGGAAATCTCCATAAAGTGTACAAAGGACAGTTTTGTGACATGTCTAGGTCAAGGATGATGGAAGGATTTGCACCTTCCACCAAGTAGGAGTAATACCTACTCAGTTTCTGGAGGATAAGATTTATCATCTACATCCACATCATCGTTACTACATTCATAAACGTAGTCAGACTCAGTAAATCCATCATCTACATTTGGTTTTACCCAATCAGATAACTGATTTCTAAGATCTAACATGGTAGATTTGATAGTCTTCTTTGCTTTGTCAGGTGATACCTTGTAAATGGCAGCACCAGCTAGTGCAAAGGCAAAGATAGATAGAGGAGGAGTGATTCGCATGGCAGCATCAAAAAGTAAAGTTTTGAAAAGAAATCCACGGATGGTCGCAGATTTCTTTGGAGGAGTTTTAGGAGTAATCATAGTTAGCACCAACGTAGTCCAGATGATAATTGAATGACTTGATCAACAGATAAGTGTTTAGACATATCTTTCTTGGTTGCCGAATTAAACAACCTCGAAGCGAAGTCAGGCTTAAATGTATCACCATATTCTGAATCAGTTGGGTAGTTAAAGATACCCCAACCATAAATTAAGAAGTCATCAGCTTTCTGAAGTTCTTCATCATCACTGATGCGTTCATAGTATTCGTAATACCAGTCAGCTTTCTCTTCCTGGCATTGTTCCTTGATGTAGTCAAGGCGATCAAAAGTCTCCTGTGGCACATCGATAAGCATTGCAAGGTTTGCAGTGTTATCTGTGCAAGGGTATAAACGTATGCCCATAATCAAATAAGAATTAGGATAAGGAACATAGTTAATTGAAGTTTTAACATGGTAGTTAATGTAAACAACAAAGCAGTTTATCCTCAATGCTCAGGAGGTGTATAATAAATACATCAAAACCTATCGTTTCTTCCGATTAATAACTTACACAGAAGTTAAATAAGAATTAAACGTAGACAGAATTAAAAATAAATTCAGTTTCCACAGCCTTTGCCAAATCGATAAGTTATAACCGACTCATCTCCTGGCAGATTCGGGCGGAGAACCCTCTTCTTATTAGAAATTGGAGGGATATTAAGGGGAAATACCCTAATATTTGGTAGAAAATGCACATAATAAACAACCAAACGTAGTCAGGTAGTATATATGTATATATTCTTTTTTTTTCCTCGCACTAGTCGTTGCGTAGGTATTACACCAAGTGTCTCTCCTAATTTTTACCCCAATTTGAGGGTTATAAGGACCTTTTTGGGGGTAGATTATAGGTTGAGCCCACTTAAAATCGTTATATCTAAGATTTTTAGCTAGTAAATGCCCATATCTCCGCAAGATTACTCCTTATGGTCGAGGATGACAGGTAATAGATACCCTAGAACTGCAAAAGAAAAGGCTGCAGTCGGTCCTGATGTCAAAAAATTTGTCCAAAATATGGATAAACAAGGGGCACAAGGGGGAAAATCAGAAGAAAAAGCAGAAAAAGTTAATATTTCCGGTAAACAAATAGCAACTGGAGCTTTAGGAGTTGGTTTAGTAGCTGGTGCAGTAGCTGCAGCTAGAAGACAAGGAACTAGAGATGCTGTAACTACATTTTTACGTAATTTAGGTGATAAACCACGTACAAAAACATATACAAGACCTAATCAGGGTGATATAACACCACCTCCAGTACAACAACAGTCTTCAGCTGGTATGCAACCTCTATCTGAAGCAGCTTATAGTGCTTTACAACAAGAAAAAGTTACACCTATTGCACAAGAAACACCTGCTTTTGCTGCTTATAAACAAGCAGATAATACAAAGCCTGCACCTGGCACAATTCTTGGTAGAGATTTATCTCCTGCAGAAAAAGAAAAGGCACTTGCACGAGCAAAATTACAAGAATTTAATGCAGAAAGATATGGTGTAGATAAGAGTGGTGTTAGAGCTGCAAGATATGAAATTGAAAAACAAAAATCACAGACAAATCAACCAGTAGTTGCATCTCAACCTTCTGCAGAAAATGATGAATTTTATACAAGAGATGAACTAAATACAATGGGTAAAATTGACAATCTTGTTGCATCAATTAAAACAGGAGCTAGACCACAGCAACCCAAAGCTGTAGCAACGGATGTCAAGAATACAGCATTACTACAAAGTGCAGATAATAAAACACCAAAAGTTAATAAAATTATTGGTGAACCTACTCTAAAAAGTAAGCATGATACCAAGATGGCTGTACACGAAGAAACTCGTGTAGCAAATACAATTAATGAGTATAAAGGTGAGTTCGATAGTACATATGGAAAAGTACTAAATCAGATAACACAGGGGAATGTTTCTGGAGCAAGTGATCGTGATAAAAGACGTGCAGAAAGACTTGCTAATAAAGTTTTAAATAAAAATAATCCTGGACTAGTTAGAAGATTTCATGGAGCAGTAAAACAAGATGCAGCTATTAAAACAAGATTGAGTGCAGAGGATGCATCTTTTGCAGCTGATAAAATTTTTGATGAAGAAAGAACTCAAGATTATTCACAAGCACAAACTACAGGAAAAGGAATACAAACAGCAACAACTAGTAAAGATGATGGTGGAGCACCTCTCTCAAGAGATATGAAAGAAATGAGGTCTGTTAAAAATTTAGAAACAGGAACTAAAACTGCAATTGGTAGGGAAATAAAAGGTCGTGCCAGATTAATGGATGTCAATGTCACAGAAACACCTACACGAAAAGATCTTGTTGAGGGAGAAACTGCTGATGTACCAGGAGCAATAGTCGGACCTTCTACTGTAGATTTAAGTCAAAGAGCTACAGGACAAAATTTACAATATACAGGAAAAAGACCAGCTGGTGAACTAGGACCTACAAGGGAGCAAGTAAGAAGAACATCTAAAAAAGTAGTTAACCCTCCTTCTCAAGAGGATTCAAGAGCAGGGGAAGCTGGCACAGGAATTTATGGTAGAGAACTAGGTAAGTTTGTTAGTGGTGCGATGAGTAAAGAAGGTGAATATTCTAAGGGAGCATCAAAGAAACCAACAGACGTTCCTTTCAAAAATGTAGGAATGACTCCAAGAGAACAGAGAGGAATGGGAGGTTTAACAAACGAACAGGTAATAGCAAATATAAGAACAGATAGATCAGGAAAATTAACTAAATCTGGTAGAGCAGCTAGAGAAGAAATGATATCTAGAAACCCACAGGGAATACCTCTTGCTAGAGGTGGAGGAGTTTTAGGAACAGGAGCACCTTCTGATCCCGGAGATAAGAAAACTCTTGGTGCAGACTTTACACAGAAAGCAAATCAAGCTTTACAAGACATAACAAGATTACCTGTAGATGAACAACCAGCTGCCAGACAGAAGTTACTCAATGAGTTGAGATCTGAAAGAAATCTAAGAAAAGGTATCTCAGATGTTATGGATTAGAATTGACACTGAGAACATAGAACAATGATTAAATTTTTATTACCTATTGCAATCAACGTCATAAACAAAGCAGTTGATAAAATCCCAGAAGACTTAGATGATCTTCTAAAAAAATTCGTAGTAGCACTACTAAAAAAGGCAGCAGCCAAGAGTGGTAACAAAGTAGATGACTTACTTGTTGCACAATTAGAAAAAGCTTTATTTGAATAAGGCTACTGTTAAAATAGTTTTATCCAATGGCTGATAACTGGATTAAAGACGCTATCAAAAGACCCGGTGCTTTTACAAAGAAAGCAGAGAAAAGGGGAATGGATGTAAAAGAGTTTGCATCAAAGGTAACAGCTAATCCAGATAAGTATGATACTCGTACAGTTCGCCAAGCTAACTTAGCTAAAACCCTAAGTAAATTACGTAAACGTAAAAAGAAATAACTATGTCAGTATTCGACTACAGATTGAATCGTAGAGAACAGTTAGTTAGGAAGGGTGAGCCTATAGATAATAGTGTTGATTTTTCTGGCAAGACTAGTCCTGACTTCAGAAATAAGTTCATTGCAAAAATGAAAGATACAAACAAGATGTATCAACGAGAATCACCTGGTCAGTTTGATGATCAAAGAGCAGAAGTTGTTAGAAATAATTTAACTGCACAGGCAGATGATTTCGGACAATTCAATGATCCTACAGATCAGGTAAAGTCAGATGCTTTCTTGGCAAAGTTTAGAAAGTCAATGTTAGTCAATGAAGAGGAGAAACCTAATAGACAGGGTATCTTACAATATATGCAAGGAGATCCAAAAGATCCACCAGTTAATGGACAGTTCCCAACAGACGGAGTGAAAGTTTCATGAGTATGAATGCAGCAAGAATGGCTGGTAAAGAATTAGGTAAATTCTTTGTCAGACAGGGAATAAAAGTAGGTGGCAAAGCTGGTGGTAGAGCCGTGCAAGAAGCAGGGAAAGTTATGGGTAGAGCAGCTGTTGATGCTGGTGTAGGTTTAGCTTTAGAACAGGGACTACCAAGAGCTATGGGACAGGAACCTACAAGTTCCCTTGGTGAATCTGTTTTAAGACAAACATCAGCTGGACTTATAGGTAGAGGAGTAGAAACAGGATTAGGAAAAACATTCCCTGGAGTAGCAGGCACTAATATGGGAACTAAGGTAATTGGAACAACTGGATTTATAGCAGGACAAGTTGGTGGTAGAAGAATTACAGATGCTGCATTCTCAGGACCTAGAAGAGTTGAAATGGTAGAAGATACTCCAACTGGTGCAACTATTGCAGCACAGGAACCAGAATCCGTAGATATAATTAAACCATCTACAAGAGATCTATCTGGAGTACAGGCACAGGAAGCATTAAGTGAAAGAGAGAAGTATGAATATCAATTAAAGATTGCACAGATAAAGAATCAACCAACACATACTTACATGCATTATCAGACAGAGGCTACACCAATGAATCCTCAACAATTTGTTTCTGATGCATTTAAAGGTGCATATTCAGGCAATCTTAGCTAGGTAGACTATGGAGCTTCATCAAGGAGTAGTAAAGAACGCTCTAAGTAACAGTTTAGATTTTTTAGATAAATTTAGAGATAAGATAGGGGAAGCATATGAGTCTGTTGAAAATCAGATAGATAAAACTCCCTGGGGATATAAACTTAAAAAACAAGTAGTAGAGTCTGGTGGACAAGAGTTTCGTTCAACAGAACCTATAAAAGATTTCATGAAGAAGTCTACAGGTGAACAAGTTGCTAGAGCAACAGCAGGACTTACTACAGGTGATGCTCAAAGAGCACTTTATAAAGCAACAAATATTCCAATTGTTCAACAAGAAATATTAAATGATATTCCTGCAAGAGTAGGGGTCAATGCTAGAGATGACAAACTAGCTGGAGCAATAATTGCCAGAGGTGCTCCTTTCTTGGGAGCTTATCTAGCAGGTAGAGCAGGTGGTGTTGGTGAAGGCTTTAGACCTAAAGGAGAGAAAGCTGTTTATCCTAAATCAAAGAAAGAAGATCCTACTGGTAGAGAAGTTGGTAATCCACTGGCAGAAGGTATAGGTAGATCAGTATTCTTCCAGAGAGGACAGATGTTACCTTATGGAGAATTTAAAAAAGAAAGACCTGATGTAATGCCTTCTACATATCGTGACTACATGGCATATCAGTATGCTAAACCAGAAGCTGGATCATTAATTACAGTTGATCCTAAGAGAGGAAGCTTTACTGCTCTAGGAGGTATGGTACGTGGTTCTGCTAAAGGATTGAATGATCCTGAACTTCGTATCAGAGGATTTAAAACTACTGCAAGTGAAATTGGTGGATTGTATGCAGGAACTCAGGCAATGAAAGCAACTATGGGTTTCTTAGGTAAACAAGGAACTGGAGCAGGTGATATAGATACCTCATCATTTAATCCAAACATTAGTGTTAAACCAGAGTATACACAGACCACTGCAGGTGGTACACAGATTACTGATCCAAAGGTAAGAGATATCAGACAACAAGAACTTAGTAGATTTGTGAAAGATGTTAAGGATGACTTTACTAGTCAGGATAGAACACTTCAACAAGGTACAAAGATAGCTAGAGATAGATTACAACGCATTGAAACTGCATCAGGAAAACAAGATCAGATTCTTGTAGATCCCGGAGATCCAACTAAAAATATTCCACCAACCTATAAACCAAAGATGTCTCAACAGGATAAGCCATATAACGAATATAGAGTTGGAATTAAATCTGAACAAGACCCAGCTAAGAGAGCAATTTTACAAGATGCTTTAGGTCAGGCAAAACAAGAGAGTGCAAAAAGATTAAAAGCTGGAATAGAAGATATGAAGAAGAATATAACTACAGGACAAAGGATAGAATCTTTCTTGGGAGGTAGTCAGTACAGACCTTACATTGCTGGAGCTGTAGGTGTAGCTGCAGCATTAGGTACAGGATATGCAATTAAGAAAACAGCACAGAAGATAAATGAAAGAAGAGTCAAGAAACAAGATCCTGTAGAATACTTAAAGTATAAACATGGTGACTTTGCCAGTGCAAAGAAAGCTTTGAATCAACCAAAAGCTAAAGGTTACCAAGATTTAGTCCCTTACGTTAAATAGAATGAGTAACGGTATTTTTGATTTTACTGGTGGTGGTCTTATAGGGAATTATGATGCCTTTAAAGATTCTCCTCAAGTTGATTACAATCCTCCTGAAAAAAAGAAAACAAGAAAAGACAGATATAGAGATGCAGTAGACGCAGCTACTAAATTTAAAGATACAACTGATTATAAAGCAAGAAGAGAAGCTAAAGAGAAAGAAGCTGCACAAAGACAGACAATGAAGATATCTGATGATATTTCTGTGATGGAGGGATATACAGATCCTGGATTTACTCTTGAAGGTCAGAAAGGAACTAGAGGAGGAATATTAGGAACTGTTGGATCTGCTGTCGGAGGTTATGCATTCGGACCTCTTGGTGGTCAGATTGGAGGAGCAATCGGTAGCTCTTTCGGATAATCAAAGCTTACTACCGATAAAATATTAATCAAAGGAGTTAATTAAAAAAACAATGTTACCATTATTACTCGCAGCAGGCGGACTTACATACGGAGTTAAGAAGGGACTAGAAAATAAAAAGATGAAAAGAATGGCTGGAGATAAGCCAGGATTATTCGTAGATCAGTATGGAGTTATTAGAACATTACCTGGCCAGTTAGTCCAACCTGGATTAAAGCTAGATACTTCTGGAGGAGCAGCAGCACCACTTCTTGATGCAACTCAAGGTGGACAGTTAGTAGCTCCAGGTAGTTTTTATCAGACACAGCGTTTGTTAGGATTACAACAAGCAGAAGATGAGCGTGCTAAAGCACAGAGATTAGCTGAAGATCAGTATAAGATTACAGATCAAATAGAAAAAGATAGAGCAACAAGATTAGGTCAGATGGTAGATTTCCGTCAGAGAGTTGGAACAAGAGGTGCTCTTATACAGCAAGGTCAGATAGGTAATCAGGAATTAACTAGACAAGGCATGGCAAACATAGGATCAGTTTTAGGGCAAGCTCCAACACTACAATAATTAGTCATCATGGCAAGAGGAACAAGAGGTAGCGGTGCAAAATCAGGTAATAATTTTTTATCTAATTTTTTTAGAAAGAAAAGAGAACCTAATGTAGAACCTGCATATAAACCTGAACCAGGTGTGATATATGGTCAATTGCCAGCTGATTATAAACAGACAGAAGCAGATGCATTTAGAACATCAAGAGCATTTCAAATAGCAAACACAGGTAGAACTGATACATCAATTGATGTAGATAAGATGTATGGCACTGATACTAGTGGAATTAATCTAGATACTTCTAGAGGACCAAAAGCTGATGTCACATATGGTCCAGGTAGAAGAGCAGGAGATTTCTTAGAAAGATTTGCAGGTGATCAGCTATACCAGAATCAGTTAGCTGGATATAATCAAACTTTATTAAATCAACAACTAGCTGCATCAGCTGAAAGAAATCGTCAGAACTTAGAAACTACTCTTGCTTTTGATAGAGATTCACCTACTAAACAGCAGGAAAGACAACTAAAGGCAAAAACTGGTGAAGCTCTACTTGCTGAAGCAGTTGCAAAACAGGCATCAGCAGCTGCACAGATAGGTGGACTAGGTACTGCTAGAACTTATGGTAGTGGCAGAGTTAACTAAGTAAGTATTCTTGCACTAAAATTAAATTAAGACTTTTAATCATTTGTTGATATGGGAGGAAGACCACCAGCACCACGAGTTGAATATATCCCTGCTCCACCACCACCAGTTACTGTGGCTACACCAACACAGTCTCTTAGAACTCAAGTTGAGTTAACAAAGATATCAGGTGAGCAGAATAGATTGAATATGGAAACTGGTGCAGAATTAGATCGTATTAATGAAGAGTTTTACACTGGTCAGGATCTAAGAAGATACAGAGCCAGAGGTGCTGAAGAACGTCTTCTAAAAGAAACTGAAGGAGAACAGACTCGTGCAACCAGAGAGACTGAAGGCACTCAGGAAAGATTGACAACTCAAACCAGAGGTGAAGAACAGAGAGCAACTATCGGTAAGTCTGGAGAAGAAACTAGAGAGACTGCCTTGCAACAGGAGCAGTTTAGACGCTATAAAGAGAATAGAGATTTCCAGCAGGCACAATCAGCATACAAATCATAAACGACTGGTTAGATACTTTATCTGATAAAGAAAGAGAAACATATCTAGCTTTTTGTAAGAAAACCAATTCTCCAATACAGATGTATCTTTATGCTCGTTTTTTAGGGTATAAAGGTTCTATAACTGATTGTGATCTTTGGGCTAAGAAAGAATTTAAAAAGAGAAACTTCAATACAATACTTGAGATAGAAATAGATTCCATGCAAGTGGATATATCAAAACTTAGAGAAGCTATAGATCTTGGAGTGGTGAAACAAGATATGGGAGCTGCTCGTATATCCATGCTTCAGAAAGAATTACGGGCACACATAAAACAACTTGCAGATGAAAAACATCTTACAGATAGACAAGGTTTGATATTAGCTGGTGCTGATAGAGCATTAAGAGAAATACTTTTAATCTTCAGAGATGATCCTATAGAAGGTCCACTACAGGAAGCATCAATGGGTGTATGGACAAAGATTCTTCAGGAAGAATCATAAGTCTTAACAGGTTAGTCTTAGTACATGGCTGGAACAAGTATCTATTCTGTTTATCGTAGAACTGCCCGTGCAGCTGCTAAACAACAAGTTGTAAAGAAAACATCTTCAGTTGATGTTGATAAAGCTCGATCAGACTTTGCATACTTCTGTGATGTTGTAGGAGATAAACCTCCTGCAGAACATATGCATTTATGGCATGAACATCTATATACACATCAGGATAGTGAGTGTTTAATTAATATTGCTGGACCAAATGTAGATATACTTGCACCAAGAGGATCAGCTAAATCTACAGTATTAGGTTTATTTACAGCCTGGGCAATTGGTGTACATGCACTTAATCGTAAACCATTAAAGATTTTATATATCTCATATACTGTTGATGTTGCCAGACCAAAGAGTGCAGCAATAAAAAGAATTATTGAAGATAGTAAAATCTATAGAGAAATATTTCCTATGGTGAAAATTGCCAAAGGAATAAACTCTAATGAATATTGGAGCATTGATTGGAAGTTTGCAGGTATAAGATCAACTGGTGAAGAAGAATTTAGTTTATGTTGTGCAGGATTAAAAGGTGCTGTTACATCAAAGCGTTCACATCTATGTATCATTGATGATGCTATAAAATCAGCTGATGATATTAAGAACAGAGACATTCGTGTAGCTATGGAAGATAACTGGAACTCAGTTATTGTTCCAACTATGTTTGAAGGTGGTAGAGCTATATGTCTTGGTACAAGATTTAGACATGACGATATACACCAGACTACTTTTATTCCCGACAATGATTGGATACAGATAATTCAATCAGCAGTTACTGTTGATGAACATGGTGATGAAAAATCATACTGGCCAGAGATGTGGTCACTTGAATATCTTAATGATCGTAGAAGACAATCACCAATAAGTTTTAGTTTTCAATATCAGAATCAAGTGGTAAGAACAAGTGACATGTCTGTCTCACCTGATCTAATAATTAAAGGTCAGATACCAACACAGTTTGATTGTTTAGGTGTGGGAGTTGATTTATCAGCTGGTATTAGAGAACGTAATGATTATACAGTTTTTGTAATGGGTGGAAGAGTGGGAGATAAGATTTACATTATTGACTGTAAACGATTAAGGATAATGGGTAATGTAGAAAAACTGGAAGCCATTATGGAGATGATGATGGAATGGGGAATAGTTCATAAAGATCAAGATAAATATTTTCCAACTGGTAGTAGTGTAGACATCTGGTCTGAAGCTGTAGCGTATCAGGCATCATTAGAAGCTGATTTCAAACGTATATGTTTAGAAGAACAGGGACTCTACAATTTACTCTGGCATCCGGTAAAAGGATTCAGAGGAGATAAAGTTGCTAGATTCAGAGGAATTATGGGCTTATTTGAGCAACATAAGATATTATTTAATAAATATCGTAAATTCCAAGCATTAACAGATGAGATCGTCAATTTCGGGGTCAGTTCCCATGATGATTGTGTTGATGCACTGGTCTGGTTATGCAATGGATTAATGTCCAGAGGAAAACTAGAGTTAGAGTATTGACGAATTAGACTATTAAGAGTATCTAACATGGTAGCCAATTTTTTCTATAAAGGTATTGAACTAGAGCAAGACGCTTATGGTTCTGCCATATTCAACCTTCCTGATGAAGTATGTCACGATCTAGGTCTTCAACCTGGAGAACGCTTCGATATTGAAGCTGACGATGAAAACATCACGTTTAAACGAATAGCAGCTGGCTATGAGATTGATGCGTAATAAAATAATAAAAAGTGACTAGATGAATCAAACTAACTCTACTTTTGAAGCAATGCTCAAAGCAGCTATAAGTCGTGATGCGACTGGTGGTGCTACTGATACCATGCTTATTCATGCTCATCTAGCACAGATGAAGATGTTTGGTATCCGTCAAGGTGTTGAGTTCTATCCTGGACAAGATAACTTCGGATCACAAAGATATGATTTTATACAACAGGTAATCAAGTTTAATCAGCTTGATGCAAGGTTAGATTCTATATGGGATCACTTCTTAGCTTTAGGAAAAGGATTATTTTATATTCGTCCTACTCAAAAAACATACAGACTTTATTGGTTTGATAAAGATTCCTATAGAACTTTTTATTCTCCAGAAGGAGAGTTAGAAGAAGTGATAGTCATCTATCCATATAAAGTTAAATCTAATAAAGGTTTTGGTGGAGCTCAAGTTGGTTTGAATACTGATAAAAGATATATGCGTCTTCGCATTACAGCAGAAACTATTGAAGAAACACATAGTGAACAGGAATTAAGTTTTGATAATCCAACTGAGTTTACAACTATAAATAAAAAGACATTAGATAACACAATGAGATTTATTCCTTGTGTTGAGGTATTTAATAATCCTGACGCTTTTGGTACTGATGGTAGTGGTGAATTTGATTGGATAGCTAATCAGATTGTTGCTCATGATGAAATGGTTAAAAATATCAGAGCTAATCTTTCATTCTTTGGTAATCCAACTTTATTATCTTCACGTCCTAAACAGGATATTGTTGAGAGTGGTAAAGATGCTCCACCACAAAGACCAAGTATTTCAAGTCAATCTGGATTTACTTCTGATCTAAGTACACTTACATCTACATACAAACAAGATCCTGTAACAAGAAATCCAGCTGGATATATTGGTAGTCCAGGATCAGGTATGAGAGTTCCTAGAGTCATTGCTAACTTAGAACCTTCAGATCGTGTTGGATTTATTACTCCTAATGCAGTAAGTACAGATCAATCCAGATATGTCGGACAACTAAGAAATGAAATAAGATTAGCTTTAGGTGGTATTGATGATATATCAATTAGTAATGTAACTGCTACAGAGATTAAATCTCAATATGGAAGAGTAAGTGCTACTGCTAGAAAGAAATGTTTACAGATATATGAATATGGAATCTGTAAATGTTTTGAGTTAATGATCTTCCAAGAAGAACAGATATTCCGTCAGACATTAGCAGAAGCATCTGGTATTAAATATCCTGAGCTTTTAGATGATACTCCTGAATCTATGGAGAAATATGAGAAACAAAAAGCTACGTATGAAAAGAAATTACAGAAAGCAATTGATGTTGCAAGAGAGACAAAAGAAGTTCCTGCTAATGTTCATGGATTAGTACCAGATGGTGAGAGAACTGTAGAGTGGAGATGGATGGGTCCTGTGTATGAAGATACTGCACAGGATAAAGTTCAGCAATCTATATTTTGTAGAAACCTACAAGAATTAGGTGTTGATAGCATAGAAGCACTGAAGTACTTATTTCCATCAAAAACTGATGATGAAGTTGCCGGTATGTTATCGGGATTTCCATTCAGAATGGTAGGACAAGTACAAAGGGCTTATTCTCAATTCCTCGATCTAATAAATCAAGAAATGAGAACTCCACATCCGCAGCAACCGGATATTCCAATGGCTGCAGATCCGAGACTTGATCTCACCCCTTTCTTATATAGAACACTCGAATCACTCCAGAAGGAAGTAACTTATGCAGGCAGATACCGCAATGCCGACCCAATCGGCACCCCAACCATCAGCGACCCCACAACCCAGCTACGGGGCTCCAGTTTCACAAACAGCAGCACAGCAGCCAGTGGTGGCGACAACACCTCAATGGGTAGCTCCACAACAGGCAGCGGTGGCACCAGCACCACAAGTGCAAGCCCAGATGGGTACAACACAAGTCCCATACAGCCCTACACCGTCAAGCCCCCAGGTCAACCCATCGGCACCAGCACCAGCGGAGAATCCTTACAAGGACGCATTCAACCGGGTGGTAGGTCTCCTGAGTTCACCAGTCCAACTCCCCTTCCTGGGTCAACAGTCTCCAGCGACACAAGAGTACGGCCAGGCGAATTACAGTTCCCCACAAGCTCCCTCATACAACAATCAGGGTCAGCAGATATCGCAGCCTTTGAACGGGAGCAACCAGGCATACTCCAACAACTCTTCCCAAACTTCGCAGGCAATCAGCGACCAGCAACTCCTAGCAAACGGGGTAAGTCCAGAAAGTCTTGAAGTAATTAATCATTTTGGTGCAGATGCTCCTGCAGTTCTTAATGATTATGCTTGCAGAGTAGAGGATAGTTTAGTCACAACAAATCAGCAACTTAATGAAGCTGTATCTCTTTTACAAGAAATTAATGAAGAGCATAAAGCATATGAGCAGATCTTAACTGATCCAGATGTATTAGCTGATTACACTTGTGAGTTTTTTGGTCCAGAAGGTCCATATCCAGTAGAAGAAGAGCCAGCAGGACAGGTAGTTGGTAATCAAGGGATAACAGCTCAACAGCAAGCAGCTGCATTACAACAGCAGCAAGCTGCAGCAGCACAGACACAGGCAGATCCAAGATTTGCACGTCCTCAAATGCCAGTTCCTCCACAGCCACAGGCTCCAGAGAATACTGGGGATTTCTGGAATAACTTTGGAACTTTAGCTGATAAGGACCCTGCTAATGCATGGAGATATTTAAATCAGGCACAACAAACACCTGATATCTTCAGAAACAAGATGTTAGTAATGGAATAATTTCTTAGATTTAGACAACATAAAATAGAGGGAGTAGATATTACTCCCTTTTTTATTAGATAGATGATTAGCACAATAGGAGATTTTAGAGAAAGAGGTCCAATGTTAAATTTACCTTTCACACGTACTCCTCAAGAACGGGCGGTAGAAGGACTTGAAAGAAAGAGAAAACAAGAGGAAGCGATAAAAGAGAAAGCAGGTCAGGTTGTAGATGCAGTTAGAGGAACAGGAGCTAAACGATTAGCTGGAAGTATTGGTGGAGGTATGGTAGGAACAGCAATAGGAACTGCTGTAGGTGGACCAGTAGGTGGTCTTGCAGGAAGTTTTATTGGAAGCACAATAGGAGAAAAAGCAGGAGAGGGAATAGGAAAAATGGGAGAGAAAAGAATGGCAGGTGAGATGATGAGAACTACATTTGGTGGAGGAGCAATAACAGGAGATATGGCAGATAGGAGATCACCAACAGAAGAAATAGTCATGGGTAATCCAATGGCACATCCTATGGCTGCTGATTCTGTTAAGATGCCACAGGATTTACAAGCTGGTTATATGCACATGAATAGATTTGGATCACCATTACCTATACATGGTTTAGGTACACCAGGAAGAACAACAATGGCACAGGATATTCAAGATGGTAACTTTGTTATGCAACACCGCATGCAAGTTGCAAACAGAGATCCTATCGGGATGTCTAGAATCCCATTCATGGGAGTAAAAGACTTTTAATTATGGAAGACAATCGTCAAGAAGCTTTAAATAAAGCAAAGAAAGCACAACAAATGATGTTGATTCAGGCTGAAATGGAAAAGCAGATGCAACCAACAGTTCCTGAAGTACAAGCTGGTTCAATATCAATGCAACCTGCAATTCTTCCTAATCCTAAGCCACAAGGGGCTGTGATAGGTGCTGACATTTATTCAGCAGGAAATGTATATCCAGGTATTTCAGGTAGCACTAAGCTTGCTGCAACATGGAATCCTATGATGGACCCAGCAGAAGGTTAGAATTTAGGTGGAATAGGTAAAGGATTAGAAGGACCAGTAGGAACTACATCACCTGTAACATCAGGAACACCTGGTATTGATTTTTTAAGTTGATCAGCAAGTAATTTTTGAGCTTCACTTATAGCATAACCTTTTATTTTTTCTTGATTAGTCTTATTGGTAAGAGCTAGATAACCAAAGCCGATTGCACCTACTGTTGTTAGTGATAAAACAAAAGAAGCAATTGCTAATCCATCAATTAGTTTTCGCATTTTTAAATAGTATTTAATTTAATTATATCTCTTATACTGGAGAGTATGAGATTAGCTTCTGTACCCGGTTATTATCCTAGTTTTCCTGTTAACTATTCGAATATGTATAATGACTATTCGATGACAACAGCTGGACTGGCAGATCCTTTCTCACCACAGAAGAAAGAAGAATCTAATAAGTGTAACTTTGTAGTTTCATATATAGGTAGAAATGAACCTAAGTTTGAGATGAATAATCCACATTACATGAGAGAAGTATCAAGATCTTATTCTGATAAAATTCCCCCTGTTATTCTTAATAAAGAGCCAATACAAAATAGATTTTAATGGCACAAGATGATTCAAAATACACCAAACCTGGGTTACGTGAACGAATCAAAAAACGGATCACAGCAGGAAGTAAAGGAGGAAAGCCTGGACAATGGAGTGCAAGAAAGGCTCAAATGGTTGCAGCTGCATATAAGAAAGCAGGTGGAGGATATAAAGGTGGGAAAGGTAAAAAACAAAAAGATCTGAAACGCTGGGGTAAAGAGAAGTGGATGACTAGAAAAGAATACGAGAAGAAGAAGAAATGAAATCTGTAACTTGGGCACTTAGATTAGTATTTGCTGTAGTAATTTTCGAATTAGTTATAGTTGCTGGCACTGTTGTCAAATGTTTTGACACAGATAGTTGTGATGAGAATGATTCGAATAATATCACATTAATTTTAAATAGTATTGCAGCAAAATCTTTTGCTTTATATGCTGCTGAAAAGGGAAGTGCAGCTAAAATAAAAGAATGAAACCAAAAGTAATTCTCATATTAAATAAGAAAGTTTCAGAGGTGAGTGAATCTTGTCCTACTGCAACTGTTGATATAGAGGAAAATGCTAAGAATAGAAACTGGACTATAGACAAGTTTGGTTATGGACCTTTAAATCCTGATGCACCAGATCCTGGATTCTGGGAAGAAAAAGCTGAACTCTGGAACAGTGATATAGAAACTGTTAAGACAGCTAGATGTGGTAACTGTGCTGCATTTGATCAGACAGATAAGATTATGGATTGCATGATTAAAGGTATCAATGAAACTATGGCTGCAGATCCACAGGATGTTTTAGACAGAGCAAACTTAGGATACTGTCAGTTATTTAAATTTAAATGTGCAGCTACTCGTACCTGTGATGCTTGGTTACATGGAGGACCTATCAGAGACTAATGGAACAAGGAACAGAAAGTAAAATCACTAAGATTATTGGTGAGCTTAATAAAGCTTCCAAGACTCATAAAGGTCAGGCAGATAGATTAACTACAATATTATCTGTTCTAAAAGGAGCTAATAAGGATGGCTGATAAAGCTATAGAACCTGGCAAGAAAAGTACTGAAAGGTATTTACCTGAATCAGCTTGGAAAGCTATGTCCAAAGCTGAAAGAAAGAAGACTGATGATAAAAAGAAAAGAGAAAGTAGGAAAGGAAAACAGTTTGTAGAAAATACCGAGAAAGCAAAGAGAGCACGTAGAATGGCAAGTAAGAAAGCAAAAAGAAACATGAAAAATGATTAGATCAATGAGAGAACAATTAATCAAAGCACTTATAGCTCATGCACATGGTGACATTCAAAAACATGTTGCAAATGTAGAAGTTTATCTAAATAACCCTGTAGGTATTGGAGAACACTCTAATATTGTGGAAGCGATTGAACAGGAGTTAAATATGATTGCAAAGTATCAGGATCAGATAGATATAATAAATAAGTATTTCAAAAAGTGATCAAACAATTTATAAAGAAATTAATTCAATATTATATTGATTTGATTGTCAGCTGGTATAGACAAATAAAAACTCACTACAATTTAAATTCAGAGATTAAAAAATATCATGCAAGTTTTGATGAACCTGAAAAACCTAAGATAAAAGAAGTAGGAAAGTTCGGAGATAAAGATTGGTCAATATCTATAGGAGATATAGATGAATAAACGTATTCCTAGAAAAGAAGG